TATAATCACTCCATTTTGAATCTTTATCGTTTGAAGAAGTTTCTCTCTCTTCTTGAACAGGAGCAGATTGAACAGGAGCAGATTGAACAGGTTCAGATTGAACAGGAGCAGATTGAACAGGAGCAGGTTGAACTAAAGGCTCTTTAACTGGCGCTGGATATCTTACTTCTTGTCCAATAGTGGAATTTAAAGAATTTTTAGTCGATGGCTGTGCATTTTTGTTAAAGTAAATATCATCCCATTTTAAATTATAAAATTCAAGACTATCCATATTCCAAGAGCATTGGCCTTCGGCTAATTTATTAGGACCTTCTAACACATAAATATTGCCATTTTTGTCTTTTATCATTTTTATCCTTAATGCTCTAAATAAAATAGTTCGATTTTTTGCAAAAAATACATATATATTAAGCAAACCTAATTAGGAGAAAAAACAATGACATTAGTGGTATCTGACGAGGGCGAAAGAAGAATTCTCGAATATATAGTAGATAGAAACATTGTAATTCATTTATATACTAATTCCGTAGCTTTGTCAGGAGAGACATTTAATACAGCTAGCTTCACAGAAGCAACAGAAACAGGATATGCAGCAACAACTATAACATCTGCTGGATGGGCAGCTACCACCACTGGTGGGATTAGTTCTGCTTTGTATGACAATGGCATAACCTTTAGCTTTTCAACAGGCCAAGATGTTCAAGGTTATTACATGACAGACACATCAGACCAAATACTTTGGGCTGAAGAATTTCCGGGAGCGCCTTTTCAATTACCAACAGGTGGTGGAGATATCGCTGTTCGTCCGCAATTGCAACTTGACTAAAAAAAAATAACACGGAGGTAAAATGGGAATTAAAAACCCAGATGGCACACCATACAAACCAGCAGGAAGCATTGGTCAGTTTGATCAAACAAATCCAGAAAGATGTTTGTTTGACGAATTAGATGCAGAAGCAATAAAGACATTTGGCTCTCCTGTCTATTACTATGAAGTATTTATACAGACAGATTCTTTGGATAGATTGTATCGAGAAGATAGAGGAAAAGTTTGGTCTAATAATCCAATTACTTTGTACGCAAGCTACGAACCAATTCCAAATCAAAATTATCAAAATGCTTTTGGAATAGATGCTCCTGATGAGATCATGTTTGATATGAATTATGCAGATGTATTAAAAAAAATAGGACATCCTCCAAAGATTGGATCTAGAATTCACACTCCTCATAGAAACGAAGACTGGGTGATTATTCAAAGAAACATTGGAGAAACTATGCTTTGGAGTAAGGTCAGGCTTCAAGTGTTGTGCCAAAAATTCCAAGAGAACATCACCACGGGAGAAGGAAAAGTTTCTAATAAGAAACCTGAGTTTAAATTGCCTGATTGCGAGAATCGCGGCCCAATCTAATTTTTAAAATTAAAGACATATATAATAAAAACTACAACAGGACAATCAAATGAAAAAATTTTCAACATGGCTAGAAAATAAAAATTCTGAAAAGAAAAAGTTTGTACAAAGCGTTATGAATAAGTATGGCAAAAAAATGCCTCCTATTGATAGAGAGCGATACACTTCATTGGAAGATGAAGGACTAGAAGGACCAATCATGTTGAAAAGTGGAAAAGTTGTGTACTATGATCCAAAAGAAGGAAAATACTACGACAGAGATAGCGACATGTATATGAGCGATGAAGATTATATGGCTCATGAAAAAAGCGAATCAGTTGAACAAGCTGAAAAAGTCATAGCAGAAATAACAAGCATGGCAGATGTTCAAAAAACATTTAGACAAAACAGATTGGACTTAGGCGTAGTTGGTGCCGAAACTGTGCAGAGCATAATGCAGGGAATTCAACTAATGGCTTTGAAAGACACAGAAGACTTCATGTTCTTAATAAGAATGCTCAGAAATAAAATTAACAATCACGATCCAGCATTGGCAAAAGAGATATTGCAAGGCGCAAGAATAATGGCTAGTAGAGCGCAACAATCTGCAAAGAGGAAAGAAAAGGCCCCAGCCGACCTATAAACACCCTATAACCAGTTGAGGCAGGTTGACTGGGAGGTAAAAAATTAATCCCACTCTGCTTCGGGCCATGGCTCCTGATTAAAAACCTGTTTGACAAAGTCATCAGGAATTTTTTCTTCTTCTTTTTTGTGAAAGAATTCTATAGGTCTAGCTTCATGAACTTTCCAAAAAATAAATCTTGGAATTTTCAATGCATCTCTACTTTTTCCTTTTGATGCGAAAAAAGTTTTTCTTGGTCTTTCGGATTTTATTTTTTTAAATTTAAAACTTTTCATACTTTGTAAAATTCAGAAATATAATTAATTTTTTTGTAATTGTCTTTTTCTAAAACAACATTGTATCTTTGTCTCATTAAATCATTATGACTATAGCAAAAGTCAATATTCTTTCTATTGCTATGAGACAAGTTTTTTTCTTGATAGTTTTCAGTTCTTATTTTATCTGGATGAGGAATATGCGAAACATATTTTTCAACATTGAAAAATATAATTTCAATTAAACTTTCGTTCCTTTCACTCATCCTTTTGTACATGTCAAGATCTTCCCAGCCCCAACCCTTCAACTCTTCTCTATAAAAAGAAAAATTTGATTTGTTGAAAAGACATAGGCCGGAAAGTTCTCTATTGAACTGCCAGCTTCCATGAATTATGAAATCATGACTTTCTTTTGATAGTCTGTTGTTCTTAATATTTAAATCATAAAGCCAACTTTCATCTAGACATATATAATCTGAATCTACTTTTAAAATGACTTCGTTTTTACAAAAGTCAGTAGCTAAATTTAAAGACTTGGATAAAGAGAAATATTTTTGATCCGCAACTTCAAGCAAAGTCAACTTTTTATTTTTTAATATTTTTTTGAATTCATAATTATTATATAATTTAGATTTAGAACACCAATCCACAACAATTACATCATCTACAATATCCAAATCTAGCCAAGATTTCAAAGAAATTAAAAGATGAGATTCTCGATCCATACATGTAACAATTACAGATATTTTAGTTTCTTCGATTTTGCCTAATTCTTTTAACGATCTTGTCCAAAACATAATAAACTAAAATAGTTAATTGGAAAACTAAATAAAAATATGAAAAACACAAATCCCGGAAATTATCCAGATCCTAAACTTAACAACTGCAACCCAATTAGTCCATTGCAAACAAGTGTAAATGATGATGTCACTCCTAAGCAATGCGGACCAGAAGAATCTTTAAAAAATCCAAACGGTCCTGATATGGGATGGTTAGAAGATTCAGCAAATAAAAAATATGGCCTTGGATATGATGCTAATTGTGATCCTCAGCAATCGGGAGAGATAGTAGAGGACATAAACAAGCCAAATAGAGAAGTTGTAACAAGATACTCCAAAGGCATAAGAGGTTGCGATGAAGCAATGGTAGATATGTTCAATAACATATCCGTAATAGACGAAGATGGCAAAGCTCACAAAGTTCCTATAGTTTGGGGAACTCAAGAAAGAGCCGTGGCTTGGATTCTTCAAGATACAACAAGAAAAGATGGGAGCTTGGTAGTAGAAAGAATAAGACTCCCAGCCATGGCTATTCATTCAACTGGAGTGGAATTCGACCAATCTCGATACACGTATCACAAAGCAATAGATTTACTAAGAAATACAACTGATGGAAAACCCGGATTCACAGTAAAAGAACGGTACGAAAGAGACACCGTCTTTGGGGTTTCTAGGGGAATTCCAGTAAACAAAACATATTCTTTGTTATTGTGGACAATGTATATGGAAGATATGGACCAAATCTTAGAACAAATATTTTTAAAATTTTCCCCCATCGCATATATAAATGTCAGAGGAGTTAGGTGGGAAACGAGTGTAAGTTTGGATTCCATATCTAACAATGTAGATTATGAACCCGGAGATCAAAATAAAAGAATCATAAAATATGAAATAAATTTGACTACGAGAACATATATACCTCAGCCGATTGTTCGTAAAAAAGCTGTTCTTAAAACGACTGTTGATTTTCTTAATAGTGTAGAAAACGAAAACATAACAGAAGTTTTAGCCAGAGTTGAAGAGAAAGTTAAAGAGATAGAAGATTTATGATTGAAATAAAAAACAAAACAAGAAGTCCAGTTCAAATCGTAATAAAATCTTTGAAGAAACCAAAGTCTTTTACTTGCTTGAATGTTCCGGGAATAGGCGCAGGAAAAAATATCTATTATCTGGAAGACGAAAGAAAAACAGATTACGTAGATCGAGCTGAACAAATTGGATTAATTTCTACTAGATACATTACAAATAAAGAATTGAACAAGGGAGAATAAAATTATGGCAATTCTAAAAGGTTTTCCACCTTCGAATACAATTTCACCTTCTGTTAGAATAACAGAAAAAGATTTAAGTTTTATAGAACCAGAACAATCATCTCATGCTGCAGGTATTGTTGGATTTGCCTCTAAAGGACCAATCAACATCCCTACAGTCATTAGCACAACAAGACAACTTAACACTGTCTTTGGATTTCCTCACCCAGAAAGTGGAGATCCATATTTGATTTATGCAGCACAACAATACTTGTTAGTTGCAAGCGAACTATATATTGTTAGAGTAGGCGACACAGACGCGGTTAGCACAGAAGCTGCTTTGACTGCTTCGGTAGATGCCGCTAGCAATGGCGGTCAAGTTATAATCCAATCAGACACAGCCGCTGATGGCGTGTCGTCTTTCTATAACTTTGCTAGCACCGGATACTTCAGATGGAGATTAAACGGCGT